GGCATTTAATTCTTGCCACTTCTCCTGTTGTGCGAGTTCCACCTTCTGTGCATCTTTCTCTTTAAGTTCATAAGCCCCAATTTGATCCCGAAGTGTGTTTCTTTCAACAATAACTTCGTTAAGCCTTGAACGTGGTATATCATTTGACTCGGGTTTTGTCCCTTCTTCCGTTTTTACGTCTGTATCGACTATTTGTTCTTCTGACATTTTTAACCTCTTGAGTGAGTAGTTGTTAAAGGATATTATCCTTGCATTAATAATACTTGTAATGTAAGTTACCCATACGCTTTAATGCAAGAACAAAATTACGAATTTAAAAGAAAGTGGTTTCAGTATCTTGATTACACACCACACCGTGGACAGCTTGCGCTTCATTTTCCTAAAAAAATCAATGCAAGGTTCCATGTTTTTGTATGTGGAAGACGATTTGGGAAAACTTGGGCATCTGCCATGGAAGCCACCTATGTTGCATCTCAGCCAGATAAGCGTATCTGGGTTGTGGGGATGTCGTATAAAAAAGCTAGATTAATCTTTAGGGAAATATGGCAAAGAATGGTTGTAGGACACCCGGAAGACGTTGTTCGTTCATCTGAAAAGGATATGTATATAAAATTTAAATGGGGAACAACCGTTGAAGGTATGTCTGCTGATAATCCTTCAAGTTTAGTGGGCGAAGGACTTGATCTTTTGGTAATTGATGAAGTTGCCAAGATGAATAAAAAGATTTGGGATATGTATTTATCCCCAACTGTTGCTGGTAGGAAGGGTGAAGTCATATTCATTACCACACCAGAGGGGCGAAATTGGATTTATGATCTATACAAGCTAGGCGATACAGATGAAATGTGGCACAACTATTCTTCT